ATGGACAATAGCACCATTTCTCTACAGGAGTTGCTCGACTGCATTTCCAGGCTTCGGGATGATGTAAATGCCCTTACTGTCGCATTTTCATATCTGGCATTCTCAATTCCCAAGGAACAAATGCAACCAACACTGGCATCGCTCCAGCTTGAATCAATCAATCCCAAATGGTCCCAGCAACAACAAAATTCTTTCAAGTGGCTGGCGGTATTACTGGAGGAAAAATATGCTGGTGAAATTACCATTTCGGCGGAGTCTTCAGTGAACCAGTAATTCTTCCCGGCAGTTTTCCTTTGTAGGTTATCCACACACTCTGCGCCTCTAAAATTATGGGGCGCTTTTCCGGCGACTGCTCATCCCCTCCACATAACCCGGCAGCAACATCCAGGAAGACCTGTCTGATGCTCCTTCTGGCTGCTGCCTCATAAAACTCCAGCGCGGCACCTTCAACACGGTCCAGCGAGATGTCCAGGTCAAAAATTTCACCGTCAAAGCGTTCTTTGTCCTGTAATGCTAAAGTTACCGTAACTTTATTCTCAAAATTGCGGATCCCTTTCACAATCATTTCATAGTTTTGGACCATTATATTACTCTCCTCTCGCAGCCTTTCTTCTGTCTTCTCTGATTTTGAAGTACAGATTCGTCAGATAAGTCAGAAAGCCCAGAACCAGACTTCCCAGTACACCAATCGCAGCCCACTGAGACGGACTAACCTGATCAAGCCATTGTAAAAACCAGTAGCCAGCACTGCCTGCGGAGGTGCCGTAGGCAATGCCTGTTGATATTTTTTCCATCTGATACATATCCCGCCCCAACAGACCTGTGCTACCGGAAAGAAAAAAGGCCATCAGCAAAACTCTGATGGCCTGAATCACCTTTACCAGTCATGTATGAAAAAATACGCACAACCAATTGACAATAATTATCATTTTCATTAAAAATACCGCGTAACATTCTTATTTCATGAAGAACCATACCCGCCAGCAACCTGAGTAGCAAAAGCTGTTCATCCCCCATATTTTTGCTGGCGGGTTCTTTTTTCTACTGCCCTCCTCCCCAGGAAAAGCATTTCATTCTTTTCTCATTAATCGTTACTGGAGAGAAGGCGGGAAAAAGCCAGCTCTTTGGCCCTAAATAACAGCATGGCTTCAGTCCATACAGAATCTGATTTTCCAGCTCACATAATAACCAGATGATGCAGTTGCAAAATCTGGCAACATCGGATTATTATGCGCCTGTGAAAATTTCTTCACGTTTTATTCCTTGCCGCCCGTGCCTCCCAGCGCGGGCTTTTTTATCCAAAAAATACCCCTCCGGAGAGGGGTATCATACAAGGGGATGACCATGATGCATGGTGCCGGGTGCCTCCCGGTGAGTCCGGCATCAGCATACGAACCCGCGATTATCCCAGAACTGACTGCTGATTCGCCCCGCCGCTTAGGGGGATTCACCATGCGTTTTTTTATTTACAAACTCTTCGCCAGACAAACAACCATTAACTGGCTGAATTGTGAGGTATTTCAATTTTTAGAAAACTGACCAACCTCCGCTTATACGCCGGGCATGGAGCGGATACAAAAAAGCCCCGCAAAAGCAGATCAGAAGGATTCGTTGTAAAAAAAAAGCTGTCAGATTATCGCGCTAATCTGACAGCTACAGCAGGTATCCAAAAACATGGGTGGAAACAATAAGTGAGTTAAGAAGACACGGTGTCGGATTTTTACCGATGAGCCGTTGGCGTGGTCAACCGTGACTCGCTTGTATCAACGATGAATTAATGAAGCCAATCCTTTGCAGGCTATGTACAACCCACCACATCAGCCCTGCTGCATTGCAGGATACACTGTATCTGTAATCATTATACGGCACAGACATCCCACCAATAATTGAATTAATTCACAAAATTGTATTTGCTGATAACATACTGATTTCCTGGATGGTCTGATTAAACCGCTCTGTCTCAAGCTCAACACCTAACGCCCGACGCCCCAGCGCCATTGCTGCTTTTATTGTGGAACCGGATCCCATAAAGAAATCAGCAACCAGATCGCCGGGTCGACTACTGGCATTGATTATTTGCCTGAGCATATCCGCCGGTTTCTCACACGGATGTTTACCCGGGTAGAACTGAACGGGTTTATGCATCCAGACATCGGTATAAGGCACGGAGACTGATACGGAGAAATAGCGCCGGAGAGATTTAAACTCATCCAGCAATTCAGAATATTTGCGATTCAGTGAATCATAAGATGCCACCAACTGGTGGTGTGGTTGTTCCAGTTGTTGTTCCTGAAACTTCTCTGCCGCTATACGGGAAAACAGTGCCTGTAACTTCCGGTAGTCAGCCTCATTCGGCAACTGCCACTGACTGGCACCAAACCAGTGGGAAACCATATTTTTCTTACCTGTGGCTTCGGCAATTTGTTTTGCCGTTATACCCAGTTCGGCACGAGCATCCCTGAAATACGATATCAGCGGTGCCATTATGTGCTGTTTGAGTTCCCTTTCTTTTGCTACATAGCCGTCACTTTTGCCGCGATATGGCCCCTGGTAATGTTCAGCAAACAGAACGCGCTCTGTGGCAGGAAAATATGCGCGCAGACTTTCTTTATTACACCCATTCCAACGTCCGGACGGCTTCGCCCAGATGATATGGTTAAGCACGTTGAAACGTTCACGCATCATGATCTCAATATCAGATGCCAGGCGATGCCCACAGAACAGGTAAAGGCTTCCGGCAGGTTTTAACACCCGCCAGAACTGGGCCAGACAGTGGTCCAGCCACTTAAGGTAATCTTCGTCCCCTTTCCACTGATTGTCCCAGCCGTTGGGTTTCACCTTGAAGTACGGCGGATCGGTAACAATCAGGTCAATGGAATCATCAGGCAGGGACTGAATAAAATGCAGGCAATCAGCGTTGATTAAATCAACACTGTTTATTTTTACAGTATTTTTCATGGATCAGTAAGCGTAACTCTGGTAGGCTCACTCTGCTTTTGCGCTAAAGCAGTGGGCCGTGGTTCGCTTGTGACCAGTAAGCATGAGCGAATGGCTGGCAGGTGCTACCAACACCCACCAGCCGCCCATTTTCACAGCAGGAAACCGCCATTACTGGCAGCGTCTGAATTTATTCCCGTACCCGCCGTTATCCTTCGCCAGCCCCGCCAGAACTAACTGAGTCAGTATTAACTGGCACCGGGCTTCGCTTACTCCGGTAGTTCTCGTCATCATGCGTGGCGTTACCCACTTGTCAGCAGGTAAGAAATGAAGGACTGCGGCGGCGGTTTCTGTCATATCTTGCTGTTTTAGCATGTCTTTTTCCCTTCTGGTTAACATGACATACCAATAACTCTTGTCTAAAAAGCCAGCAAGATAAAAAGTCAGTATTCACGACCACCAGCGTGTTTACTGTACTGCACCAAGTTTACAGGTACAAAAAAACCCGCTCAGTGGCGGGTTCTTAAATCTTATCAACGGTAGACATACAAAGCCCATCGTTGTGAAAATCTTATCCATATTTTTTGAAAAACGCAAGCATCATGTCGTCATCTTCGGCGAAAACCATTTATCTTGTCACCTTTCTCAATTGTATCTCTGCATATGCTTCTTCCTGCCAGCACTTTGTAACCAGTTTATCAATGACATCTGCATATCCTTTGTACCACTGATAATCCGTCAGGTCTGGTACCAGCTTCTGGACATGAAGCCGCGCCAGTGTGGTTGGTAAACGGCTAAACCGGTTTCCATTGCAACGCCCACAAACCTTATAAACAGGCGTGCCATGAAGCCGGGTTCTTTTTTCATCCAGGACAATACCTTTACCCTTACACCCTCTGCACGCTGTGCTGACTTCTCCCTTACCATGACAATGCTGACACAGTTCCTTCACCCACTCTTCCTTGATAACAGATTCCCCGCTTCTGGAGTGTTTCACCACTTCGCGCAATACATTATGAAATCCAGTACCAGCACAATGCTCACAGCGAGCCTTACTTGCCGCAGACCTGGAATAATCAGCAAAGGCAAAATTCACAAGGTAAGGGATGATCTGTAACCGGGTTTCTTCACTCAATTTGTTCAATGTCGGGTTATCCAGTGCCATCGCGTAATTGAGCAGACCTTCAATCGCAAACTGAGGATCCTGAACACCAACTTTTGCCAGGAATAAGGCAAACCCAAGCGGTGCTTTCGACTGCACCATCCCCTGCGCAGCCATTACATCCGTAATTGTTAAACCACCAGAGCCTGTCGCCGGTGCGTCATCGCTCAATTTTGGAGATTTTGGGGAGTAATATTTCGGTAAGGCTTCAAGGTTCATGCTCGTTCTCCACTTACGCCAGTACGCCTATTGCCAGCGCACGATCGATAAAACGAAATATCAGCTCCAGCTGGGAACCATACTTCTCTTCAAATGCCACGGTATCCGCATGAAGCTCGTTGTGATGCTCCCGACACAGCGGTAGCGTGAAAATATCGTGAGATTTTGTCCCCATTCCGCCCTGACCATGACCAATCAGGTGATGGGGATCGTCGGCTGGCTTACCACAACACGCACACGGCTGTGTCTTCACCCAGCGTGTGTATTTCTCGTTAACCCAGCGGCGACGTTTAGGTCGTTTCATGAAAGATTCCGGAGACTCAGGATCAACGGCAATGCTGACCACCGTCTCTTCCTGTGGCGGGTTTTGCTGGTGGGCGTGAGGCAGCGGCGCAAGATTTTTTGTGCGCTGCTTCAGTATGCTGGTGGCGGTCTGCTCTCCCGGTACGATGTCGCTTTCACGGTACATTGAGCGGATTTTTTCCGCACGCAACCCCAGCGAACGACGTAATACCGCTTCCGGTAGCGCGTCCGCCACCTGATTGCGGACCGCCCACCAGGATAATTCAGCCAGAGATAATTCACGCTCCTGCGTACCGCTTATTGCGTGACCGATGACGTCAATCATCCATGCTGACAGGTTTTGATGAGCAAGTTGCTCGAGTGATTCGGATGTCTGGTCACGCAGCTGGTTGTCGCAGTGCCAGCACAACACCATTGCGCCGGTACCATAACGGTGAATAACGGTTTCGCTGTGATGATAATCGCCGTGTGGCCACTGGCAGGATTTAATATTGCGCAACAGCCAGTCAGACAATGCACCAGCACCACCAGCAGCACGAATTACCCGTGCGTTACTGAAAAACGGCAGCAATGTTTTGTCTTCCACCAGCGGCTGGCGAACGGCAGGAACGACCCCGGACGGCAGATTACGCATGCTTTTCGGTTCCGGCTCCACCAGTACCCGGGTATTGTGGAATACCGGCATGGATTCACGGCCCGGCTTAACGATCACCAGCCCGAGTTCCGGTACCAGAACAGGTCGAAGTAATACCCGCACGTTACCTCCAGATGCGTTGCTGGAATGTGCGGGACGGACGCGGTGGGCGTTCGGAATAAGGGAGTCTGACGTAGATTATCCAGTGACGATAATCGAGGGTGAGGGCTTTCCTAAACTCATATCCACGTCTGCGGTAGTTATGAATCAGCCATTCGGCCTGTTCTTCAGTACATGGTGGGTGTTGGTACCAGTCGGTTTTAAATGCGTGTGAACGCCGCTCATGCCGGATGGCAAGGTCGGTATCAGAATTGTGAAATTTGGTTTTGTGCGCCATCTGTTTTCTCTGCTGGCGCAGCAGGTTGCCAGTTGTTCAGGCTGGCTCACGTATTATAACTTATTCCCGAACTACCTTGAAACCGAGTCTTTCCAAGTATTCAATGAATGCCTCAACAGATAACACTACATGATCATCAGGAATTAACGCTGTGTAGGTAATACCCCCATTCTCAACGCGCACAGCATAGAGGCCATCTTCACTAAAAATTTCACGTAATTCTTCGATTTTCATCAACAGAATCCTTCCAGATAAATAGCACTCCCCCTGTTCGGGGTCCATCCCTCTTCTCCCTGCGCGCTACTTAAGTATTTTTGATTCTATTCTGGCACCGTCCAAAACTTCAAACACGTTGAAAATAAAAACAAAAAACCCGCCGAAGCGGGTATACTCAAACAATCTGGAAAATATTTCTTGGATTTGTAATAGGTCTGTTGATGGAGAACAACTCACGAATTAAATCTTGGCTCAAGCCAGTTTTCATAAGAATTCTTAGCCAGGTTGCATCATCCAGCATTTCAATCGCCTCGGCCAGCATGCCGGGTTCTTCAGGGCGCAAAAGTTCATCACCAGGTTCAACTCTCGTATACCCTCTGGAATTAAGATGCATATAGCCAGTTCTTGCCTGTTCCTGGGTCAATAAGCCTAATGCGCTGGCTCGATAAATACACATTTTAAGGCTGATTTTCCATCTAAGTTTAAATTCAACCAGAGCATTCCAGTCGAATTGCTTACCTCGTATTCGTGGAAATTCTTTAATGAAAGATAACCTGGGAACTAATAAGGCGCTCGAAAAGTGATCGGCTTGTGATTCCGTAAGTTTATCACCTGTCGTTATGCCCTCATGCATTACTAAATGCCCTAATTCATGACCTAAATCAGAGCGAAATCTACATATGCTTTTTTTAACATTGTTCCTGATGATAACAGGCCTGTTATTGTGAACAGTAAAAGCATCAACACGATCATCGACTCCCGTAACATGCGCAACGATTACCCCTAAACTCTCCGCCAATTTAACCATTGATGATATAGGGCCAAGACCTAAATTCCAGGCACGGCGACAATCTTCTGCCACTCGCTCAATATCATTCGGAGTAAGTAATTCAGCCCCTGGGTGCTCCGGTATGTTAACGTCAGGAAATTCGATTTCACCTTCAACAGCAGAAATTATAATATTAAGAATCTCAGCCCTGGCCAATACACTATTAGTCAGCGTTTGAGTCCTGGACTTCTTACTCCGAAAATGGCAGACATCACTTTCCAGAGCGTATTTTCGTTCAGTAAAAAGAAAACTGGACTTAATCATAAGCGCTGAAGATATTAACTCAAGACATTGCTCCGATGGCCTGCACCCCTTCTCCAGTTTGCTAACGAATTGCTTTGTCTTGCCAATTTTTTCGGCTAACTCTTCACAAGAAAGCCCAACAGCCATTCTCGCTAGTTTGAGCTTATCACCCCGATACTCAGTGAAGTTATTCACCTGATGTTCCATCACTGCTCACATCCAAATCTTTATCCTTCGTACGCCGACGAAGAGGCACCTTATTAATCTCCGCTTCGTCAGGGAGTGTGTTATAATCAAGAGGCATAAGCGGCATCGATGCTGTAGATTGATGAGAAACTATACTAATCTGAGCACCATAAGTATTAAATCCAACAAGAGCTACCTCCCAACGAGGCAGTGTGGACTCTAATTCACCATCGCCCTCTTCGGATAAAAAAGGCTCAGCTATGACTCGCCATGTAATATCTTGCTCAGCCTCAACATCACCAAACAATGAGAGCTGCTCATACTCTACTTTATTTCGACGCAGACGATGTTTCTTTTTGGGGTTATTAATGCAATCTTTGGTAAATTGTAGCGGAACTTTATTTAAAGCAACTACATAGTCCAACCCCTTGGAAATCATCTCAAGGCCAGGAATTGCATCTTCATTTTGAATAAGATGATTTCTGACCCAATCATAAGCCCTTACACCTTCAGACCAGTTGCTGTCTAATGCGTGCTTATGATAGTACAGCTGCTCAAGTACGTTAGCGATCTCCGCCAACAAGTGGCGAACATAGTTTTCAGCAAGATAAGGTTGAAATTCCCAACAAGGAGCTAACTGATTTTCATTCATTTCAAGTTTCGCTTTTTTTAGAATTCGTAAACCACATATTTTCGCATTTTTCTATTTTTGTCAACCAGACTAATGCAAAAACCCGCCGAAGCGGGTTAAGTGCGGGTGCGTTGAGGATGCCTGGCACATCAGAGGTGGCGGGAGATTACTCCCCCGCCGGGTCTCTTACTCCTCAGGTTCGTAAGCTGTGAAGACAGCGACCTCCGTCTGGCCGGTTCGGATTCGTACCTCGCAGAGGTCTTTCCTCGTTACCAGTGCCGTCACAATGACGGTTAAACAGATGACGATCAGGGCGATTAGCATCGCCTTTTGCTGCTTCATAGCCTGCTTCTCCTTGCCTTTCGGCACGTAAGAGGCTAACCTACGTGTGTAGAGCATAGATATGGCCTCAGATTAATGTTAAGCGTCTTGCCGGACGCGTAATGTTAACTGGGGCTTTTCTCTATCTGCCTTTTGGTGTTCATGCCTGAGACAGATAGCCTCAAGCACCCGCTGCAATTCTACTTAACTCTCCTTTTCCCGCAAACCGTTTTTATCCCCAGCGGCAAATCGAATACACCACCAGCGCCACCGCCATCGCAATTCCTACCGTTGTTAATGCTTCAGGCCAGGTCATCGTAAAATATCCTCCACGCTTATCAGTCCGTTCCGCTCCAGATAACTCATCGCCTTATCCGGTAATTTGCAGTCTGGCTTCGCTTTCCTCAGTTGCCAGGTTAACTGCTTTACCAGCATGGTTAACTCATCGACCAGACGCTGATATCCCACTGGTTTGTATTCATGCAATTTACCGGCTGGCTCTGCTGCCAGCGATACCAGTGCGATTTCCAGAACAGCAATATCCATCTTATATGTGCGGATGATGTCATGGTCGATTGTGCCCGGTATGCACAGTCTCTGTGCTTCAATAGTCTCCTCTGCGTGAGCTATTAACTGCTCTCTGGTAAAAGTCGTCATGCCGTAGCCCCTTCTTGATATTTTTCAAACCAGAACACAACCGGCTCTGCTTCCAGCGATGCCAGCGCAATCCGTGCCAGTTCCATTTGTTCACCACGGGTAAGCCCGTTTTCAAGCGGGTTTTTAATGAACAATTCAATACGTTCTTTGGTAATAGTGGTCATGTGTTACTCCTTAACCCGCAGTGCTTTCAACTGATGAGGGGAACAAAATCTTTTCATCAAACCCTGCATTCATATCATGGACAGCAACACACCAATCCATTGACGAACGATTATCAAGAGCCTCCATGATTTCATCCATGCGGCGCAGGTCATACAGGTAAATGCTTTTATCGCCAATGGTGTAAAAACCAATTTTTTTCGGTGATGGACAGCGATCAAGAACGTCCTGTAATTCGTTCAACCATGCCTGTTCTTTTTTTGTCAAAGTTGCCATATCAGTTTTCCTTATACGGATTAATTTTATTGTGCAGTGTGTTGAACGGAGCCCATACCACATCGTTATACAATTCAATAACTGGCTCAATTATTTTTCCGATTCCCCATACCAGAATTAACGGGGATATCGGTATCATCAACACGATAAACAGAATGAGAAACAAAAATTCTGTCGCTCTACTTTTTCGCGGATATTCTTTTCTGAATAATGTAGGCACATCACTCTCCTTTGTTGCTCCTCAAAATTTTATGCCCTGGCGCAAAAGCACGCGTTTTGTCGGCACTTATTCGCCACCCATCTTTACGTGCCTCTTTTGCACAGCCAGCCCATGACGTACCGATATACTCACCAAAATCTGGCGACTGATATTTGCCATCCGTACACTGGCGGCAATCACAATAGAGATGCATGGTATAACTTGCGGCAATACCCATTCAGCCTCCTTTGATGCCCGTGTTTACAACCAGGCAGGCCTCCTTGAGTACCCAGTCAATAGCGTCTTTCCATGCTCCGGTTTCAACTGGCGGATCCTCACGCCGTACCTGTTCATAAAAGCGCACAGCTTTAACCAGTCCTTCTGATGTCACCGAAGCTGGCGGGGCCGTGAATAACGCCTGAATTTCATAGTTTGGTCTGTCGTTACAATCCTCTTTTGTCGGGACATATTTCCAGTCACCAACCCACTGCTTCCCCTGAAAGTCTGTAACGCCTTTTTTCACGTAGCGATATCGCCATGCCACTGGTTTTGCCTGCCCTGCCTTTTCATGCCCTTCCTGATAATTAATCTCGCTCATTCATCGCCCCACTCATCACAATATGCTTCGACCGGTGTTTTCCCTGCTTCATAATCATCACGCCATGCTTCAGCATCAGCGGCACTTCCACCGCGTAACTCTGCATAATCCATTAACAGTTCATGCCATTCTTCAAAACTGGCGTTATATTTAGTTGAACCAAAATCAGCCATTTTGTTCTTCCTCTTCGTCTTTTATTTCGTGGTATGAGTAATTGCAGTAGTTAAAGAAAATATCTTTAGCTTCATCCTGTATTTCATCTGGTGTTGCATCATCATCCACTTCGAATTCATCCTCGAAATCTCCACCGGCTATTCCCGTTTCAATAATTATTTTGAATTTTCGCATTTCACTACCGCCCTTTCGGACGGCCTCCTGATGTTCTGAGGGTGCAGGAATCCCTCCGGTTAAGGATTTAATAAAAATCGTTTCTGATTTAAATCTTCAGTATTTAGTTGTTAGTCGGTTTATAGCCTTTATGCTTCGGCCTTATTTCTCAGCCATACACAAACCGGGCCATCTTCGGTGTCATGTATTGAACCAATAAACCATCCATTGCCCTCTGGTCGTTCCGGTTCCCATGCAGAAATATCAGCATCACACGCATCAAGGTCAGCACATCCTTCATCTCTGAAGCAGAGGACGTATTGAAGATTATTTTCCTCCATCCAGGCGTTAAACTCTTCCGTTGAAATATATTCCCGACCGTCACAGAATTTTTCATATTCAGGATGCGTCCAGTAGCCATATTCATCACGTACTACTGGTATTTCTTTAATTTCATTCATTTCTGTTCTCCCACGTTTTCAGACTTTCACCACAGAACGGACAAAATGAAACCCGAACTGGTAATTTAGAAAATTCACCGGAACGCAACATCACAAAATCAGGACCGCGAGTTAAACTCTCATTCCAGATTTTGTATATCAGCAGACCTTTTCGCATCGTGTATTCAGCATCACGCTCAAGGGACTTTGCCAGTGCTGCACATGGTTCTATCTTGTTGCCATTAACCTGGCATTTTGATTCACTCACCGCACCACCTCCTCAAAATTCCCCTGATAAAACGCCAGTACACGCTGCATAGCTTCACTCTTCCGGCACTCGCGACAGATTATGTTTAGGCGCCTGTCGTAGCGACGTATTTCTCCGTCAGGTAATGACCAGATAAGGTCCGGATCAACCGCAGATGGTTTCTTCAGCTTTGCCCTTGAGAGCTTTTTACGGGCATTTTGCCAGTCCTTACGCGCCTGTTCAGACGGGAATAACCCGTAACCAGAGTTGTATACATCGCCACTGGCAACCAGCTCTCTGGCCAGAACGCTCATCAGATATCTTGTTGCCCCAGTTTTAGTTTCCAGTTGTCGTAACGTCTCGCGCCCACTCTGGCGTACGAGTTCAACAACCTGCCCTTTAATTTTTTCCCGCTCTTCTTGTGTAAAAACTTTTGCCACAAGCCCTCCTGAAAATTACCTCATGACCAGAAATTAACACTTACCCCCTGAAGCCCGGCGGAATTTCGTTATCCGGTTCAGAAATATGATTCACACAACGCTGGTTGTTCGTGCCGCTTACCGGGAGCAGCCAGGGGTTTTCAAAATTCCGGTCCGGTCCAAAAAACGTCGTCGCTCGCTGAACAAATTCCGTTCCCGTTTTCCCGGTAGCCGCAAGGTATCTTGCGTAACGCCTCACGCCATCCAGCATGGCCTCTGGTGGCACCCCCTCGCGTAATCTGGCTTTCCAGGCACTGAAAGCGGATTTCTTCGGGTTTGCCCCGGCACGCAACGGGTATTCCCGCCAGACCTGTTCGAACACATCAGGATAATCCACTCGTCCCACAGGCTGCCCGGTGTTTTCCGGGACTACCCGATCGGCTTCCCGCTGAATGGCGGAATCGGCTTCAGGCTGCTGAAGTTGGTGTGATTGCTCCTGCCTTGCGGTCATCACCTGCTGCACAGCGCCCGAATCGGCTTTCAGCGCATACGCTGAATCGGCTTCCGGTGTCGTGCCTGCGGGCTGGCCAGGAGTGACGGTCTGAACATCCCCTGCCTGGTTCGTGGCGTTTTTTACGCCATGGACCATAGTGTTTTGATCTTCTTGATCTGTATCTTTATCTGTATCTTTATCTGTCGTGACTCGTCGTGACATGTGCGTGACATTTCGTGACTCGCCGTGACAATCGCCATTTTGTTCCCGCTTTCTTTCCCTCTCTCGCTGCGCCCTCTTGCGCTCTGCCGGAGATTTTGCGGTTTGCGAAATATTGCCGTTGTCCTCTTTCAGCACCTGGCGTTTTTCCCATCCAGTGATTAAATCACCATCAAGTACCCGCCCCTGCATCGTCTGCAAAATTGAATCAATTACCTCTTCTGTCACGTCGAGCGCACTTGCCAAATCTTCTGTCGTGACATCAATGTGACCTCGCGTGACATTTCGTGACGCGCTCACCAGGAGGTGGATATACACTGCCATCACTGTTGCAATTGGCTGCCCTGACACCCTGGCAATTGTTCGCCACTTAGGGTCATTTGGCATGTCATGCCATAATCTGAGCCAGGCGTTAGCCATACTCACCTCTTCTGATACCGAATCTTTTTACTCACGAGTTGCCGGAAGCGATTCGATATGACTATTGTCAGTCAATGTACTGCCACAGCATTTCCTGCCGGGCCACCACGGTTCATCTGATTGAAACCGGCGATTGCCACTGCGACAAAATCATCAGCGTCTCTCACCAGTCGCTCCCGCGTCTCCACCAACTCCCGAAAATAAGCTGAACTGTGGCTGCGCATTCTGGCCACCAGCAAAGGTGGCATTGCCTTTTCGATCGCTGGTAACAACGCCTGAATTTTTTCAACTGCATCAGGGGTGTCTTTCTCCACCCAGCGGAAAATTTTCTGGGTATTACGGGCCAGGGCTTCCGGATGGCTGTCGTCATACAGTTCCGGGAACGTCATTCCCAGCTCGAAATACGCTTTGGTAATTTTCGCAGCCGGTACTTTTTCGCCGTCCGGATGCGCCCAGACATTCATCGCCATGCGGATGTGTTCATGCTTGATTTTCATGAATCATTCTTTCCTTCGTTTGAGGTGCTATCCTGCTTCTTGTAAAGTTCTGGGTTGTATTTCAATTCACTGTTAGTAATTTCATCCAGTTCCATTGCGCGAAGTTTGGGAATAACGGCTTTCCACCGCACAACAGCCACATGTGAAATTCCAAGAGCCTCAGCTACTAGTCGCTTTTTTTTGAAATAGCGCAGAACATCATCTTTGAACATAAAACTCTCCTGTTATTTCGAGCAGAAGGGTAACAATAGTTACATAACAATGTCAACCATAGCAACATCACTTGGTAGTAACATTGGTTACATGAAAAACACTATCAGCGAACGTATTCGGAATCGTCGAAAAGACGTTGGATTAACCCAACAGCAGGTTGCGAAAGCAATCGGCATATCTCGTGTATCCGTAACAAAATGGGAAAATGGCTCTTCAAAACCTGACGGTGAGAATTTGTATCTACTGTCAAAATTGCTTTCCAAATCTCCTGAATGGATTCTTTATGGAAAGGACGGTCACGATAAAGCCGATGATCTGCGTCTGAATCAGTACCCTTACATTAGTGACAACATCGCCCGGTTGCCCGTTTTAACGTGGGAACAGGCTGGTTATTGGGATATGAGTTGTCCAGTAACCGAGATTCCTGGTATTAAGAATTGGGTTGATGTCATGACAAAAACCGCTGAAAACTCTTTTTTATTGCATGTTGAGGGAGATGCGATGACAAACTCTAACGGCCTCCCAACCATCCCCGACGGATCTACCGTGCTGATCACACCATGCTCAAGTAACATTAGAGAACTGGTGGGAAAAATAATCTTAATCCAATTGGAAGGAACGCCAAACGTAACACTAAAAAAAGTTGCGATTGACGGACCAAACATCTATCTGTTGTCACTGAATCCGCTTTACAAACCCATCGAACTGAATGGTGGTTACACCATTAAAGGTAAAGTTTCACAAATACATCAATACTTAGACTGAGTCAGAACCCGCATTCATTGCGGGTTTTTTATGCCCTCAAATGTACCTTTTGCAACATTGTATTGACTCGAAAGGTAACTCTTGTTACCTTAACAACATACCAACCCACCCCGCCCCACAGAATGCAGGGCAATACTTCGAGTTACCAGGCAGTGGTCAGGGGTTAAGTAGCCAGCCCGAGGCGTAAGAACATGACGGCAGGGTTCAACTTTAATAACTATGCAGCAGGTTTTTGTTCCGCTACCCCGGCGTTAAGGGGAAATGAGGTCAGCATGGATACTATCGATCTTGGCAACAGCGAATCTCTGGTATGTGGCGTGTTCCCCAACCAGGACGGTACGTTCACCGCGATGACGTATACCAGAAGCAAAACGTTTAAAACTGAAGCTGGCGCGCGTCGCTGGTTAACCAGAAACACTGACTGATGAGGTTGACGATGGAATTTAAAGATTTACCAGTACCATTCCAGGAAATGGCATCGAATGTGGTTCGCTCTCAACTGGCGACTCTTGACCTGAGTACCGTAGAAAAAGAAACCATCGACAATATATCCGGTAACGTACGCCGAGCCTTTATCGGGCTGTACGAAGAGAAGCAGCTCTCTGATAACCAGGATTTACATGAAAAATACTTCCTGGATCTAATGGACATCATTGATAAGGGGTTTGGCTTGTTAATGAAAAAGAAAGGGATTCGAATAGAACCCCTTGAAAATTACTTTGCAACAAAAAGCATTAATTCTTTTGATTCAAAATAAGAGAATTAATTACAGACTTAACATGCTCTTTCTCATGATTGAAGCTCTCATGATTGAAAGTGCCGGGTTGAAGCGAGTCGATATAATCAACAAGACTCTGTCGTACGACTTCATTTTTATCCATAACAGATGCAAGAAATGAAATTGCTAAAAGAGTTATATCACTACGCGCCGCAGCATGTTGCAATGCTTTATCAAAATTATTAATCTGGCGTATCAGGGAGTTAATGATTTCATCATTTTCAGTCGACATTTCACCCTCCTGAGGGTTGGTGATTAAGGAGTTCTCCACGGGTGAGGTGGAGTGCGTGCGCCGGACACGGGTGAGCATCCGGCACTGACAGTTTACTGAAAGGATATTTCCCTGAAAAGTCAGACCATAACGCGAAAGCGCACGGCGAGGTAGCTGGTTCATAGATAGCCTGTCGTTAAATTTTCGTCGACCGTGCGTTTCCGGTTGTGGCAATCCGCGAAATGGCGCGGCGGTAAGTATGGCGGGGTTATTCCTTCCCCCGTTGAGGACACCGGGTTGTCAGGTTGACCATACGCTTAAGTGACAACCCCACTGCAACGCCCTCTGTTATCAATTTTCTGGTGACGTTTGGCGGTATCAGTTTTACTCCGTGACTGCTCTGCCGCCCTTTTTAAAGTGAATTTTGTGATGCGGTGAATGCGGCTAAGCGCACGCGGAACAGTTAAAACCAAAAACAGTGTTATGGGTGGATTCTCTGTATCCGGCGTTAATTGTTAACTGGTTAACGTCACCTGGAGGCACCAGGCACCGCATCACAAAACTCATTGTTGAGGGCGCGATAATGAAAACGTTATTACCAAACGTTAATACGTCTGAAGGTTGTTTTGAAATTGGTGTCACTATCAGTAACCCTGTATTTACTGAAGATGCCATTAACAAGAGAAAACACGAACGGGAGCTATTAAATAAAATATGCATTCTTTCAATGCTGGCCCGTTTACGTCCGATACAAAAAGGATGCTGGCAATGAATACAGCATTTGCACTTGTTCTGACAGTTTTTCTTGTTTCCGGAGAGCCAGTTGATATTGCAGTCAGTGTTCACAGAACAATGCAGGAATGTATGGCAGCAGCAACCGAACAGAAAATTCCCGGTAACTGTTACCCGGTCGATAAAGTTATTCACCAGGATAATATCGAAATCCCGGCAGGTCTTTAAAACAGTTCCGTAATAAATATCCGGTTTCATTCTTATATGCCAGCAATGGCAGGGATTTGTTCATCCTTAAATCTGTCATGAGGTTAAAACAAAATGAGTAAAGTCTTTATTTGCGCCGCTATTCCTGACGAACTGGCAACAAGGGAAGAAGGCGCTGTGGCTGTAGCCACAGCCATTGAAGTTGGCGACGAACGCCGTGCTCGAGCAAAATTTCACTGGCAGTTCCTGGAACATTATCCGGCTGCTCAGGACTGCGCTTATAAATTTATTGTCTGCGAGGATAAACCTGGCATACCCCGCCCTGCCCTCGATTCATGGGATGCTGAATATATGCAGGAAAACCGCTGGGATGAGGAGTCTGCTTCTTTTGTCCCGGTTGAGACTGAATCCGATCCGATGAACGTCACTTTTGACAAGCTGGCCCCTGAAGTACAGAACGCTGTCATGGTTAAGTTCGACACATGTGAAAACATCACCGTTGATATGGTTATTAGCGCACAGGAATTGTTGCAGGAAGACATGGCAACATTCGACGGACATATCGTTGAAGCGTTGATGAAAATGCCAGAAGTTAACGCCATGTATCCGGAGCTTAAGCTGCATGCCATCGGGTGGGTTAAGCATAAATGTAAGCCTGGTGCCAAATGGCCCGAAATTCAGGCAGAGATGCGCATCTGGAAAAAACGTCGCGAAGGTGAACGCAAGGAAACCGGAAAATACACGTCTGTTGTTGATCTCGCCCGCGCCAGAACCAATCAACAGCACAGTGAAAATTCAACAGGAAAAATCAGCCCGGTCATTGCTGCCATTCATCGCGAATACAAGCAGACATGGAAAACACTGGATGACGAACTGGCCTACGCTCTCTGGCCTGGTGATGTGGATGCCGGAAACATTGACGGCAGCATCCATCGCTGGGCAAAAAATGAAGTTATCGACAACGACCGCGAAGACTGGAAGCGTATCTCGGCATCAATGCGCAAACAGCCTGATGCCCTTCGCTACGACCGCCAGACTATTTTTGGCCTTGTCCGTGAACGTCCGATCGACATTCACAAAGACCCTGTGGCACTGAACAAATACATTACTGAATACCTGACTACAAAGGGCGTGTTTGAAGATGAAGGAAGAAATCAGAGCGCAACTGATACTCTCTCGTCGCCAGTACCAGAAACTGATGCAGTGGAAACGGCAATTCCGGACAACGAAAAAACCGAATGCAAAGTGGAAGTCGAACCATCTGTAGAGCGTGAAGGGCCGTTCTACTTCCTCTTCACCGACAAGGATGGCGAAAAATACGGTCGCGCAAACAAACTTTCTGGTCTGGATAAGGCGCTGGCTGCCGGGGCTACTGAAATCACGAAAGAAGAATATTTCGCCCGCAAAAACAGTACATACTCAGGTTCACAACAAAATACTGGTGCATCTGACACGATCGCACAACCAGAGCCGGTAAAAGTTACCGCTGACGAAGTAAACAAAATTATGCAGGCAGCCAATATCAGCCAGCCTGACGCCAATAAGTTGCTTGCTGTATCACGTGGTGAATTTGTTGCAGGGATTAGCGACCCGAATGATCCGAAATGGGTGAAGGGGATTGAAACCCGCGATTCAGTGAATCAGAACCAACAAGAAACGGAACAGAACGGCCAGAAAGCGGAACAAAACAGCCCAAATGCGTTACAAAACGAGCCAGAAACGAAACAACCTGAGCCAGTAGCGCAACAGGAACCGGAAAAAGTCTGCACCGCCTGCGGTCAAAGCGGTGGTGGCAACTGCCCTGATTGTGGCGCGGTAATGGGCGACGCAACATACCAGGAAACATTCGATGAAGAGAATCAGGTTGAAGTTCAGGAAAATGATCCGAAGGAAATGGAAGGCGCTGAACATCCACACAAGGAGAATGCTGGTAGCGCTCAGGATCACGCCAGCGATAGTGAAACTGGCGAGACGGCAGATCCCTTAATTGCGATGAACGGTCATCACGTTATCACATCCACCAGCAGAATGTGGCACCACATGATGATCAACCTTGAAACCATGGGAAAAAATCCCGATGCCCCGCTTATCTCAATAGGTGCAATATTTTTCGATCCGCAAACCGGAGATATGGGACCGGAATTTAGTAAGACTATCGATCTGGAAACTGCTGGCGGAGTCATTGATCGTGGCACCATTAAATGGTGGCTTAAGCAATCACGGGAGGCGCAATCTGCCATTCTGACCGATGAAATCCCGTTAGATGATGCACTGCTGCAATTGCGGGAATTTATCGACGAAAACTCCGGCGAATTTTTTGTTCAGGTCTGGGGAAATGGAGCCAACTTCGACAACACGATTTTGCGCCGTTCATACGAACGGCAGGGGATCCCCTGCCCGTGGCGTTACTACAACGATCGCGATGTACGCACAATCGTTGAGCTGGGGAAAGCCATAGACTTCGATGCCAGAACGGCTATTCCATTCGAAGGTGAGCGCCATAATGCACTTGATGACGCCCGTTACCAGGCAAAATACGTTTCAGTTATCTGGCAAAAACTGATCCCGAATCAGGCTGATTTTTAATGTTCAACCCCGGTCGTTGCCCACCAGCTATAGTGGCGGCGACCATGATTAGCGAACGACGCTCATGGCAAGACTTATTCTGCTCACTGAGTGGGCAAAAGAGGAATTCAGTGAACCGGTCCCTACTCCGAGTACGTTAAGTAAATACGCTAAAGCCGGAATGATATTTCCTCTCCCCAAAAAAGTTGGGAGACGCTGGCGAGTGGATCCGCAAGCTCGCTTTGTCGGAATGGTAAACAAGCCGGAGGTGATCGCCACAGATCACCCTGCTTTGAAGAGGATACTGGAAGATGGCGCGCCCGCGAAAATATAAAACCGATGTTCCGGGATTATCTCCGTATTTTGACAAAAGAAATAACAAAGTTTACTGGCGTTACAGGCATCCCATAACAGGCAAAAATCACGGTCTCGGCAGTATTGACCAGAAACTGGCAGAAACTATTGCAGCAGAAGCGAACAGCCGTCTTGCCCGGCAGCAAATGGAACAAATGCTCAGTCTGCAGGAGAAAATTATTAGTGATACCGGCGGTTCATCAACCGTTACCATTTTTCTGAATAATTACAGAAAAATTCAACAGGAAAGATATGAAAACGGCGAGATCAAACTCAACACGCTGAAACAGAAAGCGGCCCCTCTCAGGGTATTTGATGAACGTTTTGGCACCAGACCGTTAGATGCCATAACCGTAAAAGATGTGGTATCAGTACTGGAAGAGTACAAGGCCAGAGGACATAACAGAATGGGACAAATTTTCAGGAAAGTACTGATCGATGTTTTCCGGGAAGCTCAGCAAACGGGCGATGTCCCGCCAGGCTTTAACCCTGCAGAATCGGCAAAAAAACCGCAGGTGCGGATATCAAGACAGCGACTGACTTTTGATGAGTGGATGATGATTTATAACGCAGCGGAAAAGGATGGTTACTTTTTACAGCGCGGTATGCTGCTGGCACTGATGACAGGCCAGCGCCTTTCAGATATTTGCAAAATGCAATTTTCGGATATCCGGGATGGTTATCTTCATGTCGAACAGCAAAAAACAGGAACCCGGATTGCCATCCCTCTGGCTCTGCGTTGCGATAAATTAAATCTCACCCTGGATGATGTAGTGTCATCCTGCCGCGATTGCGTTCTTAGTCCGTGGCTATTGCACCACCATCACGCGAAAGGGACAGCTAAGCGCGGCGGGATGGTTAAGCCAGCAACATTAACCGTTGCATTTAAAAAAGCCCGGGATTCTGTGGATTACAACTGGCGTGCTAATGGCACCCCACCCTCTTTCCATGAGCAGAGATCTTTATCAGAGCGATTGTTCAGAGAGCAGGGGGTTGATACCAAAATTTTGCTGGGCCATTCGAATCAAAAAATGACCGATATTTACAACGACGCACGCGGTAAGGAATGGAAAAAACTGGTCATTTGA